TGTGCAAAATCTTTTAAGTTTTTGCACACGATCGATCGATCGGCGTTGATTCTTCCTGGCGCCCTGGACCCGTACCCGGGGGGTCTCCTGGTTTCAGCCATGAGGCTCTCTCACCCTTCTGAGTAGCGAAAAAACAAAAAGGCCCCTAAAAAAAATAAAAAATTTTTAAAAAAGGGGGTTGACATTATTAATTAATGCTGATATTATATAACTAACGGAATAAAACAGCAAAAAGGAGAGAACATTATGAGGTTCAGGGACGCAATAAAGAAGGTTTTAAAAGACAAGAAGATAACACAGACTGCACTAGCAGAAAAGTTAGGTTACAGTCATCAAAGTGCGGTAGCAATGCCGATTATGAAAGATAACATAACGTTGAGCGTATTATTAGAGTGGTTAGACGTGTTGGATTACGAACTGGTTATACAGCCAAAACGTGGAGCTGGCAAAAGGAAAGTTGGGGAGTATGTTATAGAAAAGGAGGAGAAGTAATGAAAATATATGGATACGTGCGTGTAAGTACGGTTGGTCAGCTGGAAGGTTATTCGGTGGATGAGCAGGCAAGAGAGATAAGGAGCAGGTATTCGGACGCTGAAATAATAGTTGAAAGCTATAGCGGTGCGAAGCGCAGGGAAAAGTTTGAGCGAATGGTGGAAAATGCAGAGAGTGGAGATTTGATAGTTGTTACGAAGCTGGACAGATTCTGCAGGCAAACGAAAGAAGGATTGGAATATTTGGAGCGGTTAATGGCAAAAGGCGTGAAGGTGCATATATTGAATATGGGATTGATAGAGGACACGCCGATAGGAAGGTTGATAGTTACGCAGTTGCTGGCATTTGCTGAATTTGAGAGGGCGATGATATTGGAGAGGACAACGGCTGGGAAAAGGCAGGCGCGGATTGAGAAAGGCGCGGAATACAGGGAAGGCAGGCCGCCGATTGAGATAGGTGATGAATTTATAAGGGCGGTAGAAAAAGTGGAGCGTGGAATAATGACGGTGACTGAAGCTGTAAGTAGGCTGGGAATCAGTAGGAGGACGTGGTACAATAAAATTAAGGAGTACGGTGAAACGTAAGAGGGGGTGGGGCGGAACAGTGAAAGAAGGCGAAAGAATGAAAGGATGAAAGAAGATGAAAGGACGAAAGAAAGAGTTGAATAAAATGGAAAAGTGTGGTAGAATGCAGTAAAGCGAAAAGGGGGAGAAAAATGAAAAAAGTTATATTGGCGATGGTGCTATTGTTTTTAGTCGGATGCAACAAGAATGTGGAAATGACTGAGCCGGTGGCGACGGTGGGGAAGGTTGGCTATTACGGCATGTTAGAATTATTAGGCATGCGTGCATCGGACGTAAAAGAGAAAGACGAAAACGGAAAAGATGTTTTTATTGTGTACGGTGATAATAAATATGAGATAGTGATGTATAACGATTACGAGAGAGTAGTATGTTATCACGGTAAAGACAAATTGGTGATGTATGAGAATGCGGAAGTTAAATTGAATTATGAGGGTTTGTTAGGTATATCGATTGAAAAGTTTAGGATATACAACGAGGTTCGTGAGGGAATTGATTTTATGTTGCAGGATATTGGATTGACGGGCATGGTGGACTTTTACACACCTGACATGGTCAGCGTCACGATTGAGGGCGGAAAAGTGGTTGCCGCCGTGGCCACGGTAGAAGCGTTCGTGGAATCAGAGGCGAAAGCAGGAAGGATAAGGCTTATAGCGAAATACGAAAACGGGGAGTTTGTTGACGGAGATTATGAGATTGTGGTAATGAATGACAAGTAAATAAATAGTTTTAGTGCCAAGTGCCGTCCGGACAGCGGACCGCTGCATTACCGTCCCCGCGTGGGGATAGATTGCGACCTGCAAAAGCGAGTGCCAAGTGCCTTTTATCAATAAAAGATTGATAGGAGGCACTTTTTTTCATGCGAAAATTTGAGATATACAGACGGCAATTGTTGAATGAAATAGATGAAAGCATTGACGATAAGAAAACGTTAAAAGGATTGCTGAGAAAGAATGTTTACGATATAGAGGTATTGACAGACGTATTTGAGGCAATGCGTTTAGTTTACAAGGTTGACGAACAGCAGGCACGCAGGGTAAATGATTTTATCAAACATTTAACGATAGTACAAAGCACAAACGAAGCGTTAAGCTTGGCGGAAAGAGATAAATTTTACAATCTGGAAGAGAAATCACTTTTTTTTGCCTCGAGGTATGACTTTGACAGTTACTTAATGTATTTGGAGTGGGATAGACCTGCGGATAAGAAGTTTTATATGCCAAGGCGAAAACAGTTAAGTACAATTGTTAAGGACTTACAGGATTTGGAAGATGGAGAAATTAATTTTTTGGCGATTAGCTTACCTCCACGTGTAGGTAAGAGTACGATCGGCATAATGTTCATGGCGTGGCAAATGGGCAAGTATCCGGATAAGGCTAATTTGATGTCCGGACATTCAAATCCGTTGACCGAAGGATTTTACAAGGAGCTTTTGTCAATAATTTCAGATCCACAGTATCGTTGGGGAAGCGTGTTTTATGACAGGCGGATAATCGGAACATCTGCACAATATTCACAGATTGACATTGCGGCCGCAGGTGACGACAGAAAGGTTATGCGAAGGTTTCCGACGGTGACGTGTCGAAGCATTGAGGGAACGCTGACGGGTGCGGTTGAAGTTGCTAATATTTTGTATTGCGATGACTTGATTCGTGATCTGGAAGAAGCAATATCGGCGGAACGAAAGGAAAAGAAATACAACGATTATTTGAATACATTGAAGGACAGAAAATTGGACGGTGCAAAGGAACTGCATATAGGTACGCGCTGGGCTCCTGATGACGTAATAGGGCGAATAGAAAAGCAGTACGAAAATGATCCAACATATAGATTCCGTGTTATACCTGCATTAAATGAAAATGACGAAAGTAATTTTGATTATGCGTTCGGCAAGGGATTCAGCACTGCGTATTACATTGACATGCGTAATAGTTTGGATACTGCTGACTGGTGGGCAAAGTACATGGGCAAGCCGTATGTGCGTGAGGGATTGCTATTTCCTTCGGACGAGTTGCGATATTACAACGGTGTATTGCCTGACGGTGAACCGGACATGATACTGTCACACTGCGACGTTGCTTGGGGCGGTGGAGACAGTTTGGCCATGCCGATTGGGTATGTGTATGGTGAGGACATTTACATACATGACGTGGTATTTAATCGTGGTGATAAGACGGTAACGCGACCTATTGTTGTTGAAAAACTGGCAAAGCATAAGCCACACAAGGGACATTTTGAGGCAAATAATGGCGGTGACGAGTATTGTGACAGGGTAGATTTGGAGTTGAGGAAAAGGGGGATAAGATTGAATTTGACGTACTCGAAAGCGCCAAGCAATATGAGTAAAATGGCGAGGATTGTTCAAGTGGCCCCGGAAATCAAGAAAATGTATTTCAGGAGCGAGAAGTGCAGGGACAAGGAATATAAGGCTTTCATGCGCGAACTGACAACGTTTGTGCAGGAAGGAAAGAACAAACACGATGACGCACCGGACAGTTTGGCAGGATTGGTTAATTTATTGCATGGTGGGGTGCGTGTGGTGATAGAGAAGAGGACGTTTTAGAAATAATGCAACATGGACACAACATTTGCTTTGGGAATACGGTTTACTATTGAATTGGGGTGAAATAGTGAGGGTAAATGTTTATTGTCCTATATGTGGAAGGGCTGGTATTAAGAGAAAGTTGTTGGAAGTTGACAGTGAGGCAAAAGGGAAAATTTATCCATGGTGCAAGGCGCACAAAGAAAATGTGGAGGTTGAACTACCAGTAGATGAACAACAGAGAAAGCAGAGAAAGAATGCTAGCAGGTAGAAGGCGAATATTTGCGAACAACCCGGAGAGCGACGAAAAATTGCTGGACGTTCTCCAAAAAGTCATGCCCTTGCACGAAGCAAACGCGGATGAAATAAGGTATTTGTTTGAATACAAAAGGGGTATCCAGCCGATTAGGAACAGGATAAAGCCGATCCGCTCGGAAATCAATTACAAGGTTGTCGAAAATCATGCGAGGGAGATAGTTGATTTCGAGGTTGGATATGTATTTGGTTCGCCTATTACACTGGTGCATAAAAACAAGCAAAACGGCGATGAAGTTGTTGACGATGGCAATATCGCATTGTTGAATGAAATGCTGCACGAGGAAGGCAGGTCCGGGAAGGACAGACGGCTGGGTGAATGCGTTAAGACATGTGGCGTAGGGTATCGAATGGTGATTCCCAAACGGGAAAAGGGTAAACTGGCTCCATTCGATTTGCTGTATTTAGACCCGGAAAGAACGTTTGTTGTTAGAAGTAATGATGTATACCAAAAAATTATTTTGGGCGTGCATTATGTGTATGACGACGAAGGACAGCGGATTTTTACAGTTTATTCAGATAAATACAGATGGGAAATCCGCGATAAGGACAATGAATTAAGAGTTGCAAGCCGTGAGTTTCATGGCTTGGGAATGGTTCCGATTGTGGAGTATCGGAATAATGACGATTATATGGGTTCGTTTGAGCCTGTCATTGGATTGCTTGACGCATTGAATATTCTAACTTCTGACAGATTAAATGATATTTCGCAATTTGTGCAGAGTTTATTGTGGCTGAATAATTGCGACATTGACGAGGACGAATACAAGGAATTGCTCCGTTTGGGGCTGATTAAGACGAAATCGACACAAGGTGTACAAGCTGACATTAAGTATTTGGCTGAACCTTTGAATCAGTCCGGAATACAGATGTTCGCTGATTATTTGTATAAGCAGATTCTGCAAATTTGCGGAGTGCCAGGCAGGGAAAGATCAACAGGTGGAAATACTGGCGACGCGGTGAAACTGTCTGATGGTTGGCAAATGGCGGAGGAAAAAGCGAAAAACACCGAATTGCTGTATGAGGAATCACACCGTGAGGAATTGAGGCTGATACAGAAGATTTGCGAGATAAAGAACAGTGATTTGAAGTTCAAGTTAAGCGACGTTGACGTTAAGTTCAATAGAAATAAAACGGCTAACTTGTTGGTCAAGACACAGGGATTGATGAATATGCTGCAGGCAGGAATACATCCGAGGGTTGCTATATCACACTGTGATTTGTTCAGTGACCCACAGCAGGTTTACATGGATTCTGAGACGGGCGGATATTTGGACAAATGGAAAGTGCTAGAGAAAGTTACGACAGATGGAAGCGAGCAGCAGGTGAAGGCAGAATTTGACGGCACAGCATAGGCGTTTGGTGAGAGAACACCATAAAAAACACACAGGTGAGAGAACACCTTGACAAAAAACACAAAAATACGTCGGTGAGAGAACACCGATAAAAAACGCAGGAGGGAATTTATTAAATGACATTACAGGAATTACTTGGAGATGCTTACAAAGAAGGCATGACGATTGAAGAAATCGAAACGGCATTGAAAGACAAGGACTTGTATGAAGGATACGTAAAAAAGGACGTATTTGACAAGACGGCATCCGAGGTTGCGAAGCTGAAAAAACAGTTGCGTGACAAAATGACTGAAGAAGAGCAAAGGGCCGAACTTGAAAGACAAAAGCTTGAAGAGCTTGAGATGTTGAGAAAGAAAGTTCAGGTTAACGAATTGGAAAAGAAGTATTTGCAAAAAGGTTTTACCGCTGAAAGAGCATTGAAAGTGGCAAACGCATTAATTGAAGGTGATTATGACACGGTTGTGACAGAGAGCGCAAAACATGCGGAGGAGCTTGTAAATGCAGCAAAGGCCGATGCACTGAAGCCACCACTAAGCGGTGGAACCTCCGCCGGTGACCAGGCGGAAAATTGGGGTGCAAAACTGGCGGATGAGAATTTGAAGATATTGGGACTTAAAAAAGGAGGTAATTAAGACATGAGCGTGAAATACGTGGAAGTAGGCGCAAGTACGCAAAAAAATATTTTTGCGAGACCGGACGGAATAGTTGCTTATGCATTCAAACACGCAAAGGCGACAGCTTCTGTGCCCGGGTTGGCGACACAAATTAATGGGAGATATATAGTTCAGGCGGGAACTATTTATCCTGCTAATGACACTACAGCCATTGGAATTGTAGTAAATGATTATGACGTGACAGACGGTGACAAAGTCATGGCAGTAGCCATACAGGCTGACGTATATACTGCAGCATTACCAGAAGCACCAAGCTCAAATGCTATAGCAGCATTGAAGGGAATCAATTTCCTGCCATTTGCCAGGACAAATACCCCTGTTTGGGATACTGATAATATTACTGGCGCTACATATGTTGCTGAGAGTACGGATGCTACAACCAAGACTGTAGCAGTTAAATTTAAACAAAGGATTGGTTTCAGAAGCGGTGCAACTGATAAAGGAAACTGGACAATTACTGGCGAAAGCATCACAAAGGTAGCAGTGGA